ACAAGCTGGAGGCTTACCTCTTTCTAGCGGCCAAGATATAATTGATAACTACATGCCTCTTTCCAGTGGCAGCACGATAGATTCTAGCTTCCTACCAATTAGTAGTGGAGCCCACATATCTAGCAATTATGTAACAAGTGCCCTGCCTGAATCTAGTGGAGCGCACATAAATGGAGCCTTCCTTGTCTCTGCCAGCGGTGATGTAATAAATACAGCTATAACTGCCTCCACAAACGCATCGCTACCAGTTGGCAGTGGTTCGCATATTATTAGTAATTACTTAACTTCCGCCCTTCCCGTAAGTAGTGGTGATACGATAAACACAGCGATAACTGCCGCCCAAGACGCTTCACTACCAGTTGGCAGTGGTGCTCATATGATTGCTAACTACTTAACTTCTGCTATGCCCGTAGCCAGTGGTGATGTAATAAACACAGCCATAAGCGCATCTACGGCAGCTTCTCTACCCTTTGCTAGCGGTGCTCACATAGTTTCGTTATCCTTACCCGTCTCTAGTGGAGATGTGATAAATGCGGCGATAGACGCTGCGGGAGGCGGAGGCACAACATACACTGCAGGTTCAGGGTTACAACTGAATGGCGCTGGCACTGAGTTTAATTCCCTTACAGCCACAACATCTTCATCAGGAATCACAACGCTAAGCAATACAATTGACTCTACTCAGAATAAGGCTTTGACCCCTAAGGCGGTTAATGATGCTGGATATATAACTTCCGCATCAGCTCTACCTATCGCAAGTGGTGCACATATAATCAGTAACTACCTGACATCCGCTATGCCTGTAGCCAGTGGTGACGTAATAAACACAGCAATAACTGCAGCCAAAGACGCTTCACTACCTATCGGCAGTGGGGCTCATATAATTAGTAACTACCTAACATCCGCTATGCCCGTTAGTAGTGGTGACACTATAAACACGGCAATAAGTGCATCTACTTCTGCTTCATTGCCTATTGGAAGTGGAGCGCATATAATCAGCAATTATATAACCTCTGCATTACCAGTTAGCAGTGGCGACACGATAAATACAGCGATAACTGCTGCCCAAAACGCTTCACTACCAATCGGAAGTGGTGCACATATTATTAGTAACTACTCAGATACAGACACTTTATATACTGCTGGCTCGGGGCTAGTTTTGGGTGGTGGCTCCAGCACAGAATTTAATTCACTTACAGCAACCACTAGCAGTTCTGGCATAACAACTTTGACAAACACGATCAACTCTGATCAAGATAAAGCACTAACACCTAAAGCTGTAAATGACGCTGGTTACCTCACGTCTGCCTTACCGGTCAGTAGCGGCGCTCATATTATTAGCAATTATCTAACTACCGCCCTTCCTATAAGCAGCGGTGCTCACATCATTTCTAATTATTTAACTGCGCACCCAAGTATTACGCAAGCTACCTCAAACCTAAATAATGCGGGTAGAACGTATATTCAAGACATAACTTTGGACAGTAATGGTCACGTCACCGCTGTTGGTGTTGCTACAGAGACTGTAACTGACACAACCTATTCAGAAGCAACTAGTTCATCAGAAGGACTAATGTCTACTGCTCATCACGATAAACTAGATGGCATTGAGGCCAGTGCAGACGTGACAGACGCCACCAACGTAGAGGCTGCTGGAGCATTGATGGACTCAGAAGTCACAAACCTAACGCAAGTTAAGGGTTTCGATTCTTCAGACTATGCAACTGCCGCGCAGGGCACGAAAGCAGATAGTGCTCAACAGCCTCCATCTGAAGGGGCATTTGCAGATGGCGATAAAACCAAATTAGACGCTATTGAAGCCAATGCCACAGCAGATCAAACTAACGCTGAGATCCGAGCTGCCGTTGAAGCCGCTACAGACTCTAATGTATTCACAGATGACGACCATACTAAGCTAAATGGTATTGCAGCCGGCGCTACTGCTGCAGGTACTGTAACCGCTATAAATAACGCAACCGCTAATGAGCTTGTAACTATCGGTAGTACAACTACAGAACTAGATGCTCAAGCCAATTTAACCTTCGATGGCAGTACGTTAACTCTGGCTGGCGTGGCAGATATTACCGATACTACAGATGCTTCTGATGCTACCGGAGATACTGGAGCGTTGAGATGTGAAGGTGGCGCAAGCATTGCTAAGAAGCTATACGTCGGAACCGACCTTGATGTGGATGGCACAACAAACCTAGACGCTGTAGATATTGACGGTGATGTTGATATAACAGGAGAGCTAAAAGTCACTGGAGCAATAGTTCCGGGAGCTGGTATAAATGCACAAACAGATGGCGCCGCAATAGGCATTGTTTGTAGTGAGGGTAACTACTTTGAAGTGACACTGACAGCAAACACAACCACCACAGCTATAAACTTCACAGGTGTGGATACTACTTTTGGGCAAAGGATTATAGTTAAATTTCTTCAGCCTGCAGATACTTCTAGCGGAAGTGCTGTTTTAAGTGCAGGCGCCGGCTTTGATGATGTTACGGTGAATGGGGGAGGTGCGCTCACCGTAAAGTGGCCGGGAGGCACAGCTCCAACTTTAACAACTGGAAACAGTGCAGCAGATGTATTTGGATTTATAATCAGATCAGCATCATCGGTTGATGGATTTATTATAGGGCAAGACGTAAAGGCCCCATCATAATAAAGGGAGGAATATAATGGCTACAACAGTTACTATAGGGTCAAATCAAAGCATATCTACAAATACTACTTCTGGCAGTTCTACTTCTAGTGGTCAGTATATTGTAACATTTACCTCTTCGGTTGATTCAAAAGTTGTTGTGGGCGACATATATGTTATTTCCGATTCAGCTTCACACTTTGGAACATACACGTATTTAGTAACTGCTATTTCAGGTAGTAATTATACATTAAAACAAGTTGACGATGGCGGCGCTGGAATGGGAGACATGACGCCACATGGAAATTTTATGGATTTTTCTTACTCTCAGGTTGCTGGTGTTTTTAAAAGAGCGTTTGAAGACATAGGAGATTTTGAAGTTCACGTCAACCTATCAAGCCCAAAATATTTTGGAAGTAGCGATGATGTAATTGGACAGATGCACGCCGATTCAACGTTTACTGATGCAAGAACTTATTTCGATAACTCACAGAGTCTATCATCAGTTACACTAAGTGCAGCTGATGGTCAAAGACATGGAGGTACAGATGGCGCAGGCACCTCCCAAGTTGTTATAGAACCAACAGCAAACGCTGGCCACAATAACGGAATTATAGATATTAATATAGATAATTTTATCCTTGAGTTTGTTGATATAAATTTAGATAGTTTAGACTCCAGAGATACAAATAAGGCTATAGTATTTAGGGGAACAAACGACGACAATGTCATCAGAAATAATATGATTCATGACAAAGGAGGAAACCCCGGAGGTACCGGCCCATTTATGATGCATGTAGTGGGAGCTGGGGCCTCTAGTGACACCCTTTCTATTTTAAATAATTTCATTTATAACGTGGTTGAAGGTAGCAACGATAATGTAGCCGCCCTGCTTTTAAATACATGGGCTGGGACTGTTAATGTATATAATAATACCATATACAATATGGAATCTCAGGGTGGTAGTAAAGTAGCTATTGGAATTAGAGTTGCAACTCCTGCTGGTTCTGTAGCAAATGTCAAAAATAACATAGTGGCAGGACTTGTGTCGGCAGCTTCAAATGGAGAAAGAGCATATGAGCACGGCCAAGCAAATGCAGGCAATGGAACGTTTAATGAAGCTTACAATCTGTCAGACGACACGTCGGCAACCGCATATGATGCAGCCGGAACAGGATCTCTTATAGATCAAACACTAACTGACATAGACTTTGAGTCTTCCGCTGTTGCAAATGAAACACAGAGAGACGCTGTAGACCTTAGAATAGGGGAAGACTCTGTTTGCGTTGGGGCAGGAGTTGACTTAGGCTCAACAAATGGTGTCAATATAGACATAGCAGGAACCACAAGGTCTGGAGATTGGTCGATAGGGGCGTTTCATGTGGCAGCCGCTTCAGATACAGGTAGCCCAGCATTCCTACTGTTTGTCACTTAAGGGAGGATTATATGGAAGTTTTATTAAAAGTCAACGATTCAGATGACCCTAGCTCATATAAGGATGGGGATATAATTAGGGCAAGATCGCTGAAAGAGATAAGATATAGACACGCGCAGCATAAGTGCCACATAACCAACTTTGGATTTGACTCTTCTGGGAATAGAGTTTCAGACCCTTTACTAATTAAGTTCTTTGAGAAGACACATAAGTATAAGTTAGAAAGACTCAATTCAAATGACGTTAGGAAAACAAACCTCGTTACAGGCCATCAAAAAATAATAAATACAATACCAGACGAAGACGGCGAAAAGATTCACGCATATAGGTTTATAAGCAGCGCGCTAAAAAGCGATAGACATGGGATATTTAGATCGCCTAGCGGTCAAGAGTTTTGGTACGCTAAAACCAAAAAATTCCAAGATATAGATGTAGACGCTATATGGTACGATATAGAAACACACACAGACTTTTTAAAATTAGACCATAATAATTCCGACTTATCAGAAACACAGAAAAGATATATGTTAGCGATGAATTGCTGCTACCACGTTTGTGAAGACGACGATCATCATGACGACACAGCTTGCCTAAATTGTACATGCCACTGTGATTTAGAAGAATGCTCGGAGGATTTTGTTGCAGATAAATCCGAGCCTGTTACGAGGGTGGTTGATGCAGATGAGCATATAAATGAAGTATTACACGCTAGAAAGTTCCAAGTGCCTTACTGGGACTTTTCTTCTGCCCTTTCCCTTAATATGGACGATATTAGAAATATAAACAAATATTGTGACGCAAGAGTCATCTTAACAGAAAGGCCCTCAGCAGAGGTGTTAACAGTGGACAAAGTTGCTGCAGGCATAATCAGTTAGGACAATTAACAAGGCAGGTTTTTTAAAAATAGTGTATAATTGTTTGAGATTATACTTAAAAGGAGGCAAAAATGGCTATCTTTCACCTACAGATAGGAGATGACGACGTTAACAGGGTTTTTAACGCTGTGTGTAGCAACTATGGTTGGGACGAAAACGCGGGAGAAACTCAGGGAGAATTTACACATAAAATCGTTAGACAATTTTTATCTGACAACGTTACCGCCTATGAAAAAGAAAAAGCTAGGGAAGAGGCCACCGCTTCTTTAAACACTAAAATTCAAATATCAGATCCAGAGGGTTAATATGTTAGGAGCCTTTCCTCTTAGTAGCGAATCTGGATCTACAAGTATTACTACAAGAGACAATCACGGACAGTTTAAATTG